GTACAAGGTTTTGGATTCCGTAGAATTTCTAAGTTATTAACTGGAAAACCAAAAGATGAAACATTACCAGTAGAATTATTCCTATGTGGAGATTGTGGTGAAGTTCTTAATGAATTATTACCAGCTGGATTAAAAGTAGAAGAAAACTAATTATGGCGAAAACATTGTTCGACCACTTAAACGCAATTTGCGATAAGAAAGACCCGAAGTATTGGGACACACTTGATGAGAGTGATAAAAAGACATGGAGTAACTATATGATACTCCGTTTTCTTTCTATGAAACCCGAGTGGATAGAACTAATTGCAGATATACAACCCTACGTTCAGGAGGCACCGCCTAAAGCGATGTACTTATGTTTGATAGGATTGATTCCAAAGACAAGAGCATTTCTAAAATATATGAAACCAGCTTCATCTGAAAAGTATGAAGATTGGATTGTAAAATTAGTTGCACAATTCTATGAGGTATCTGAAACCGAATCGGAAGAATATCTTAAAATCCTTTATGAAACTACAAGCGGTAAAATGCACATAAAGGAAATCGCAGAGAATTATGGTACTGACCCTAAGCAAATTACTAAGTTAAAACTCAAAGTTTAATTTGGTAAACTCGGGTATTTTTCGTATCTTTATACAATAAAACAATATAATGGCTAAAGTATCATTTTCACAATATAGTATGTGGAGTTCATGTCCACATCAATACAAATTAAACTACATAGATAAGTTAGGTGAAAGTTCATCTAACGTTCATACAATCTTTGGAACTGCTATGCACGAAACGATTCAACATTATCTTTCGGTAATGTATGGTGTTTCTAAAAAGCAAGCTGACGAAATTAACAAAGATAAACTCTTATTGGAAAGAATGAGAGAAGCTTATAAAACTGAAGCTGATAAAATGAGTGAGGGTACTCCTTGTACTCAAATTGAATTAGAAGAATTTTATGGGGATGGTAGGAGAATCTTAGCTTGGTTAGATAAGCATATGCACAAATTCTATTCTAAGAGTGGATATGAATTGGTTGGTATTGAGATTCCACTAAACGCAACTATTAAAACAGGTGTACACTTTATTGGATTTATTGATATTGTACTTAGAGATTTAGCTGAGAATTCAATTATTATCATTGACCTTAAGACATCTACTATGGGATGGAATCAGTATCAAAAGGCTGATAAGATGAAAAACTCCCAAATTCTTTTATATAAAAAATACTATTCTGAATTATTTAATATTCCATTATCTAAGATTAGAGTGGAGTATCAAATTCTTCGTAGGAAGTTGCCGGAAGACTCCGCATTCCCAGTACCACATGTATCTAAGCATGTTCCGGCACATGGAGCACCATCGGTTACTAAAGTATATGATGAGTTTATCGCATTCATTAATGCAGTATTTGATGATGAGGGTAAATTTAGAGATATCGAATTTCCAAAAGTACCAGGTGCAGCAAAAAAGAATTGTAAATTTTGTGAATTTGGAAACAGAGGAATCTGCGATAAAAAGGCTACAAAATAATTTTTCAAAAATCATTGGTTTTTTATTTTTTAATATACTTATATATACAAATATATTAAATATACAAGACAATGATTCAAGAAAACACAAAACTCACAACTGTGAAGATATTGAAAGATGTATATTCATCATTTAAGAAAGTATCCTTTGACTCCGATGTAACACTTCAAAAACTAGTCAACAGAACAGTTGAAAGATATGTGTCGGATGATGAATTTAGAAAAGAAATGAATGAATATCTAAAACTACAAATCTCAGGTTCACAATTTTAATGAAAAAATAAGTTATGGCAAAAAAGAAAAAAATCCTATTACTTTCAGATGATTTAAGAATGGCAAGTGGTATCGCCACAATGTCTAAAGAGTTAGTATTAGGTACTATACACAAATATGATTGGTTTCAAGTAGGAGCCGCAATTAATCACCCTGAAGCTGGGAAGGTTTTGGATGTAAGTGAAGATATTCAAAAGAATTATGGAGTAGCAGATGCTAGTTTGAAAATTCTTCCTTGGAATGGGTATGGTAATGCTGATTTGATTAGACAACTAATTAATTCAGAACAACCCGATGCCATCTTACACTTTACTGACCCACGTTATTGGACATGGTTGTATGATATCGAACATGAAATCAGACAAAATGTTCCAATCCTTTTTTACGCAATTTGGGATGATTTACCAGACCCATTATACAATCGTAACTACTATGAGAGTTGTGATTGGATTGGTTGTATCTCTAGACAAACATATGGTATAATTAAAAGATTATCAGCGTTAGATACTAAACCAACTTGGAAACCTAAAAAGGATTGGCAAGTTAGTTATGTACCACATGGTATTAATACTAACATTTACAAACCGGAAGAAGTACCTGCTGAATATCGTAAAGAAATTTTAGGTGGTAAGGATTATGACTTCGTATTATATTGGAGTAATCGTAATATCAGAAGAAAACAACCTGCCGATGTTATTGTAGCTTTCCAAAAGTTTTGTGATAAGATTGGTAAGGAGAAAGCAGATAAATGTGTATTGGTAATGCACACACAACCAGTAGATGAAAATGGAACTGATTTACCAGCGGTAATTGATGCAGTAGCACCTAATTGTAATATTATATTTTCTGAAAAGAGAAGATTGCAAAATGAATTGAATTGGAATTATAATATAGCAGATGCAACAATCAACATTGCTAACAACGAAGGATTTGGATTAGCAACTGCAGAATCGATAATGGCTGGAACTCCAATCATTGTAAACGTAACAGGTGGGTTGCAAGACCAATGTGGATTTGAAGTAGATGGTAAGATGCTAACTGCAGATGATTACATTAAGATTGGTTCACTTCACCAATGGAGACAATGGGAAGGAAAGGCTAAGCCGGGACCTTGGGCATTGCCTGTTTGGAGTAGAGCATTGGCATTAGCTGGTTCAGTCCCGACACCTTATATTTGGGATGATAGGGTTGATATAGAGGATGTTGCAGAAGCAATTCAGAAAATGTACAACACACCAAAAGACATCCGTAAAGCAAACGCATTAGTGGGTAGAGAAGCCTTTATCGGAGAGATGGGATTAACACATACAAATATGTGTCAGCAATTAGAAAACGGAATCGAATCAGTTTTCGAAAATTGGAAACCAAGAGAAAGATTCGAAGTATTCAAAATTAAATAAGTTATATAAATGAAACCAACATTAGTATTTCAAGGACCTATATTTACACGTAGTGGTTATGGAGACCATTGTAGAGATTTGATGAAATCCCTACGAAAAATGGATAAATACGATATTAAAATTATACCATTACGTTGGGGTAACACTCCACAAAATCAAGTTAGTGGACAGGATGAATTTGGCAGATGGATGCTAGAAAGAGTTATCGCAGAGATTGGACAAAAACCTGATATCTTCATGCAAGTTTCAGTAGCAAATGAATTTGAACCAAAAGGACACTATAATATTGGTGTAACCGCTGGTGTTGAAACTACAATAGCACCAAAAGACTTTATCGATGGCTCTAATAAAATGGATTTGATTATTGTACCATCTAACTTCACAAAAGGAAATTTAGGTGGAACTGTATATCAGCAAAAAGACCAAGCAACTGGACAGATTGTAGGTGAAATTAAAACAAATACTCAAATTGAAGTACTTTTTGAAGGAGTTGATACTGAAATATTTTCTAAAGGAAATGGTAACGATGTGTTAGCAAACGTAAAAGAAGATTTCAACTTTTTAATTGTAGGTCATTGGTTGAAAGGTTCATTAGGACAAGATAGAAAAGATATTGGTATGGCAATTAAAACATTTGCTACGGTATTCCAATACTTACCAAAAGATAAAAGACCGGGTCTTATTGTTAAAACATCGCACGCTGGATTCTCTGTTATTGATAGAGAAGAAACTCGTAAAAAAATAGATGATGTACTTAAATCATTTGGAGATAAATGTCCATCTGTATATTTGATACATGGCGATATGGAAGAAACTGATATGAGTAACTTATACCACCATCCTAAAGTTAAGGCAATGATTTCATTTGCTAAAGGTGAAGGATATGGTAGACCGATGGCTGAGTTTACTTTGACAGGTAAACCAATTATAGCTAGTGGTTGGAGTGGACAAATGGATTTCTTACCAACGGAGCATGCAGTTTTATTGGAAGGTAGTTTAACTGCAGTAGATGAATCAGCAGCTGACCAGTTTTGTATGAAAGAATCACAATGGTTTAGTGTAAATTATTCATCAGCTGCTAATAAAATTTATGATGTATATAACAAATATGATTCTTATTTGGAAAAATCAAAAGGTTTAAGAGAAAATACTCTAAAAAACTTTACATTAGAAAAAATGCATGATAAATTTACTGAAATATTAGATACTTATGTAAGGAAACAACCTCAATATGTTCCATTTAATGTTCCAAAAGTAAATAGTTCTAAAATGCAAATACCTAAGTTAAATAAAATTGGATAATGCCATTTACTTTACAATATGATAAATTAGTAGAATCCGAAAAGGGTATATCTAAAACAACATTAAGGCCTCGTAATCTATATAGGATTAACTCATACAAATACGCAGATGGTACTACGAAAAGTTTAACTGGCGTAACATCATCTATCGTATTTGTATTTGGAGTTACAACTGATAAAGTATTTTGTGTTAAAGCAAATGATGTTAGACCCGAAAAGTTTTTTGAATGGCTTAAAACTCTACTTGTTAAGAATCTAAAAAAATGGGATGATGTAGAATTGCTGGAGGAAAATATAATTTTAGCGGATAGACCCGGTAAATCAATATTTAATTCATACATAAAAGGAAAGCAGATATACAACCAAAATCCATGTCCATATAGAACATATAACCTAAAAGGTATTATGAATATAGAGCAAATCCAGCTCAAAAAAGATGTTCTTCAAAAGTATCTTT